GGCAGGGAAAATTAGAATCTTTGCAATAACCGATGTATGAACTCAGTCCATACTCTGTCCATTGCATGATATGATTTTCCGTATCTTAAGAACCATTCCAATGGATGGTACTTTCGATCAACTGTCTCCTCTTCGTAGATTAACAGAGAAGGGTCATAAAACCTATTTCTCTTTTGATCTGTCTGCTGCTACGGATAGACTTCCTATAGACCTTCAAGTGGACGTGTTATCCGAATTGATTGATTCGGACTTCGCGAAAGCTTGAAGAGACTTACTCGTAGGTAGGGCGTGACACCTAGATGGTGTTCCGTACTATTACGCAGTGGGTCAACCTATGGGAGCTCTATCATCTTGGGGAATGCTTGCACTAACTCATCATGTGTTAGTTCAAGAATCTGCAAGGAGGGTTGGGTGGTGTAGACTGTTTACAGACTACGCAATTCTCGGTGACGACATTGTTATTTCTAACAAGGAAGTTGCCGATGCTTATCTCGTGATGTGTAATGAATTAGGTGTAACTATTAATCTTTCTAAAACTTTAGAAAGTGAAATAGGTGTAGCCGAATTCGCTAAGAGGTTGGTACTCAGTGAAACTGATGTTTCACCATTACCTCCCAAATTAGTTTCTAGTTTATTAACAAATAAATTAGCATTACCATCGATCCTTCGGGATATGATTAGTCGGGGACTATCTGACAAAACTAATAATTTTGTTGAGGTAGCCAAGACAGATAAAACCATCAAAGAGAACATTCTATGAGAAATCATAGGACCTCTAGGTTTTATCCAAGCGACTGGTATCTCACCATTTCTGGGAGAGAGAGCGCTAGGTCTTGAAGAGCTTAAAGCTCTTGTCTCGGCTGTTACTCAAGTTGTAAATAAAAGTATTATTAAATACTTTTATGATCAACAGCATCAAAGTCAAGTTCTAATCGATAAGATTGGAACTATGGTCTGAGATGGTTATTGAGTACGTAAAGATTCTGTGAAGCAAGTGAAATTTTCACATGATACACCTGGTAATCATCATTTAATGAATTTATTCATTGAAAAGACGATTGAATTGAATTCCAATCAACCTTCACTGGTTGAATGGGATTCAAAACAGGACTATACTTTCGAGAATGTTTATTCATTCATTCGAGAGAGTGTAGATCATATGGATTCCTTTGTAGGACGAGGTATACCAGATATTACGGAGAAATCTGTAGTATCACGGTTTCAAAACCCTAGTAAAATTAAATTTTACCAGGATTTGGACGCTGAATTACAGAAGATACCTAATCTAGTATCCATCGTTCTGTCTAAGAGAAGAGATTTTATCTCAAAGTCAAAGGGTTCCTAATTTCCAAAATTA